GCTTGTGGTATTGGATTGGCTAAGACCGAGCCTGTAGCACGCCGCAAAGCCCTCAGGAACGCCGGCAAGGAGTTCTTACAGCTTTGTAGCCTATCCAATGACTGCATGGACCATAACATTTCGAGTAAGCCGCTTAGAACCGATTGCCAGCCCGGCTGTGATAAATATGGCTGTGGTTTTATCTGCTATCGAATGGTCGAATTCACTATTGAATCGTCAAGGTAAACGAATCCAATCCCTCTTGGAGTTGTAAAAATGACCCAAACGCTATTGCACTCTCTAAAATGCATCCAACGCCGAGCGCTGCGCCGACTAAAACGCACCCTTCGGAATCATTATTATAATTACCCTTATGGACCAAAATATTGGTGTGTCCGGGCACATTCGTGATTTCAAATGTCTCAAAGCTATTGTTCATGCCTTCTAGCCGGTGCTGACCACGCTGACAGATATAGATGCCTGGTGGGACCTTGGGCTGATAAGAGCCATCGGCCTGTTGATAGGCATGCTCGAGCGTGAAACAAACATGAAGCCCTTTATCGTCAAACAACTCGCCTTCAATCCCATAAAGCGCAAAAGTCTGTCTAATTAACTTTAGATTCATAGGCCACCAATTTTTGTTGACAGCTATTTAATTCGTTCTTTGTGTTGATGTAATCCTGTTTAAGAGCAAGAAACTCACTGGTTAGGATCCCAGTGCATGGGGATGCATCGCCGGATGTTGGCATGCAAGTTGCCGATAAACTTAAATCATCTTGTGTTGTCGGGCCCTTAAGAAGGGAATCTGATAGGTCAATGCCGTAGTAGTGATATGGGAATGAAGCGCCAGCACACGCCGCTAGTAATAGCCCGAGTCCAAGACCCGCAATAAAGTGTTTACTTAGTTCCAAGTCGGTCGCCCGGTCTTTTGGAAGTTTTGAGCCTCGGCCATCATTGTCGCAATCAAAGCGGCTTGTTGCTCCTCAGGGGTCTGTCTCAATGTTTGAATTAATTGAGTCACAGCCTGCGGAAACTGAAGCACACCCGTGATTAACGTGATAATGGCCGAGAGACTCATTATTTACCGATTTGTGGGTCTTTAACGCCCGGAAGCGATGCAAGAGCGCCGATCACGCCCGCAAGAGTTCCGCTTGCGCCTGGAAGAAACATAGAAGCGATTTCTGCTACTGCCAAAACCGCCACAATCAAATGCACCCAATTTGCTAGCAACCATGCCATAAATTCATCCTCCTTAAGGAATATTGTTGCAACTCTCAAAAGTTTACGTAGCATCTACAAAAAAGCAAGCAGCTTAAGGGGGATCAGATGAGCAAGACGCTTGGATTCGCGCCAAAACCGCGCACCAAAGAACAAATTAACCAAGAATATAATCAACATGCTGTTATGTATGGCCATGATGCCTGTATGGTTGCCGAAGCCAATGAGCATGTTGAGCGCTTTTTAAAGAGCCAAGACGACCATCTCAAGGCGATGCTTGCTTTAAGGCAAGAGGCCTCTAAGCTTCCCGCCGAACCGGCGGCACCTAAGCTTGATATCACCGAAGAAGGACCGACCACCGCATGAAAATCATTTGGCATTGGCTGGCACGATTGACTGGCCGAAACACCATCCACACCCCGGCTGTAGTTATCAAAGACCAACTTAATGAGAAACGACCGCTACCGCTGGGCAAAAAAGAGTTTGAGACTTGGAGTGACCGCATTATCTCGGGCGCATGCATTCCTGGTGCGACTCCTGAAAGCATTAAGTTCGCTCTTGCTGACCAGCTATTGCATCTTGGTCCCACCGTTGATTGCGAAACTGATCTTTATTTCATTAAGTGCCTGCGTAAATTTGCTATCAACCAAGTAGCAGATTCTATGCGGCATGAGATTCGTGATGCAGCTAAGGCTCGTCTTGAAGCCCAAGAAAAAACTAAACTTGCCGAAGTGACGGCGCTACCCACGGGTGCCGCTGATGCAAAGCAAGAAGTACTATCAAACTGATGAGTTCAAAGAACTTGCAGACGAATGGGAAGAGATACTTAAAGAGGCTGGGCTTCCCGACATAGAAAAGTCGGTCGGAAAGAAAAGAGTTCTTAAACAAAACTCACCTAATGTCTATCGACAGATGGACCCAGTGAGACGGGAAGCTAAAGAGCAATACTTCCGAGAACTTAATAGGTGTCTACACGCTGCTTGTTTTGATTGTTCTGTCGATCGCGTAGTAATGGTTTTAAAAGCTGAGGGCGCTAAGATTGTAGAAATCTGTATTGCCCTTGAGAAGCTAGGAATGAAGCGCTACCGAAGAACGGTTCGCTTAATCATCAGGAAATACGAGGATAGGTGGGGAATCAAGAGCTGGAGTCCGGAACAACTGAGATACCGCTGGAAGAAAAAGCCAGTTACTTAGTAGTCCCTTATCTTGGTAAAGACCTGCCTGAAAACTACCGAAATATGGTGCTAGCCAAATGGTTACGAACCCTCAGATTCGGTAATGATTTCTTTAGGCTTATCGACAGTCACGGCTACTTTTCTGCTTATCAGGTATATATCAAATCCATATTGTCGAGGCCACAATGCATCGTAAGGCTTGCAGTGCTCTCAGATGATCAGGACGTGTGCTTAGGTTTCTCAGTCTCTGAACCAGAGATTGCCCATTACTGTTGGGTCCATAAAGACAACCGCAAGATCGGTATTGGTAGAGCGCTCATGCAATTCCCATTCAAATACATGACGCATCTAACCAGTATTAGCATGACCATTTGGAATAAGAAGTACAAAGAATGTAAATTTGATCCATTTAAATGAGGGTAAGTTATGAAAATTAAAGTTGATTATGCAAAACTTCACAGCGCACTTTTCTTGGGCGGTAAGAATCACGGGGAGAAGCTTTTCAATAAAGCGGGCATGACTCTTTCTTACGACACCGACACCAAGGAACTCATCGCAACCTATAACGGGAAGACTCATCATCTCGTGTCTTTTGAGGGCTATGAGCCCGCAACCCACGCCAAAGAAGAGCTTGAGCCTGCTTATGCTCCCCCCCGCGGGAAGGTTAAAGCCCAAGTTTCTACGCCCCAAGACCACGTTTTTTCGAGCGGACCAGGAAAGACCCATAACTAATGGCCCGCGACCTAGTTGATATTCTTCCTGATTACGACACAAAGATCGGGAACATGAGCGCCAAAGTATTGGCCGCCAGGGATGCTGAATCCGCTGGTTACGCTCATTATATGGCAAAACAACTTGCCGCAAGCGAGGCCCAGAGAGAAGAGAATAGAAAGCTTGCTGAGATTAGAAAGCAGCGCCACGGGATTGACTCCTTTGCCCAGGCCCCCTCAACCCGGGCGATTCTTGCCAGACCGAAGGAAGATGATGAGAAGCATTTTCTTCGCCCGCTGGTTGATTGCCAAATTCGGGATAAAGACGGCAACATTGACGTAGGTGAACGTCCCGTAACGATTGAAGAGGTATCTCATATTGAGGCAATTAGAAGGCGCCCCAAGAACTCAACAGGTCAAAGCGAGAAGTCGGCAACGGGCAAAGAGAATCAAGAAGCTGCAATCCATACATATTTATGCAGTCCGCCTGCTGTTCTTAGCGAAGAGGAGCTTAAGCGAGTCACAAAGCCTCAGGTATACGAAACAAAACCCTTGGTGGTAACTGCACCGCCCCCTCCGAAGCCAAGCGATAAGACCTTTTGGACCCATGGACACTTTCTAGAACTAAAGAACTGGTTTAAACGCAAATGACCGAACTCTCATTCTTGTTAGACCTATTACTCAACCATAAGCTTCCCAAGGCAACTAAAGAGGCGATAACAGGCCGCATTAAAGAGATTGAGACTCTCGCCCATCAACCCACGATTACGCAACCGCAATGGCAACCAAGACCGCCAAGGAATGCACAGAGCCCAAGCACACAACGGATCTTGGATGAGATGGCACAAGAGCCAAGCGTTTCTCAAATCGCCCAAACCCCAGCTGTTGCAGCAGCATTAGCAGCAAGACAAGAGGCCATAAGCATTGCGTTATCAGGGAAAGAGGAAAAAGGGCGTAGTTCTCCTCGTAAATTTTAGCCCCAGTTTTGACGCAGATGTGAACGTAAACTACGTAAGAAATACACGGTAAAAAATACACGGTATGCCATTCGAAAAAGGTAATCCAGGAAGGCCGAAAGGCTCTAAGAATAAACGCCATACGATCTTTGAGTCTTTAGACCAGATTCAAACAGAGAATGGAGATCCTGTTGATGTGATTAAGCTTTTCTTCAACGATATGATGCAGCTGCCGGCAATGCAGCGAGCAGAGATGTGGCTAAAGTTCATGGAATACATTTATGCCAAGCAAAAGAATGTTGAAGTGAATGCTGAAATGGGAATTAAAGTAGTTGTTGAGAGATATCTTGCGGACAATAAGAAAGAGGAAGGTTGATTGATTGAACTCAAAATCAAACTCCAGCCAAAACAAGAGGCGTTCCTCAGGGCGATCGAAACCACGCCCATCACATTCTATGGTGGCGCTAAGGGTGGCGGAAAATCTAAAGGTTTACAGCTCATTATGCTCCTGCGGCGTTTTGAACATCCAGGCAGCACCGGGGCTATCTTTAGGCGAACTTACCCGGAGCTTGAGGGGAACCATATTAGACCCCTATTTCAAGCATTCCCGGCGCTCAGAGAATATTGGAATGAAGCGAAAAAGCTGTTAACACTTCCAAATGGCTCAACACTTCAGTTCTGTCATTGCAACAATGAAGCGGACGTGGATCTTTATCAGGGCCGAGAGTTCCATGACTTGGCAATTGATGAGGCTGGTCAGTGGCCGGAAGCTATGTTTCGCAGGTTGTTGGGTTCAAACCGATCCAGCAAGGCAGGCATTGCGGCTAGAGCTATTCTCACTGGCAACCCTGGTGGCATTGGCCACGGATGGCTTAAGCGTTTATTTGTTGAAAGACGTTTCAATGAGAGAGAAAACCCAAACGATTATACATTTATTCAAGCTCTGGTGGATGACAACCAAGCGCTTGTGGCTAATGACCCAAACTATGTCAGAAGGCTCGATTCTGAGCCCAATGAAGCACTAAGAAAGGCATATCGATATGGAGACTGGAACATCTTTGCAGGGCAGTTCTTCCAAGAAATCTCGAAAGAAGTCCATTTCATCAGATCCTTCCCCATCCCAAACCACTGGAACCGTTTCGGAGCCTATGACTATGGATTCAATCATCCAGCAGCTTTTGGATGGTACGCAACGGATGAAGATGGAAACACTTACAAGTATCGAGAACTTATCGAAGCAGGAGTGCGAGTTGATGTCTTCGCGCAAAAACTTAACGCTTTCAGCGACACAGCACAGCTCTATCCGATTGTTGCTGGCAGAGATTGTTGGACTCAAAAGAGCACACTCAGAGATGACAAACAACCTCCAACAGTGGCAGAGCAATTTAGAACGCATGGCATTAATCTTGTCCCAGCGGTCATAGACCGGATTCAAGGCGCAGCTCAGCTTAGGGATTACTTAGCTTGGAGAGGTAAGGCTTCGGGTAAGCCTAGGTTCTTCATCTTCGATACGTGTCCGATCACGTTCGATACGCTGTCTCGGATGATTCATGATCCTGATCATGTTGAGGATGTTCTTAAGGTTGATGCCACGGAAGGTGATCCATTATCAGGAGATGACGCATATGATGAAACGCGCTATGCTTTGATGAGCAGACCGACGATCAGCGACCCAGTCGTGATCAAGCACGCGGTTGGTTCACCTGGTTGGTATAAGAAAGTGAATGAGAATCATTTTGATCAAGCGATTGAACACTTTAAGAAACAACAAGAGCAGGAGCAAAGTGGTTGGCCTGAAATGCCCGGCTTTCAAGATGAGCCAATGGGTTGGTAATGGGAACTAAAGGGATTTTAGCTAGACGGAAGAATCTGCCTTTAAGGGTCTCGAGCGAGCAAGAGGCCGAAGCACCTAAGCCTTATGACTTAGATTCAGTAAACGTTTGGGATCCTGACTTGGGTTGGGTATTAAAGAATGGTAAGCCCACGATTCAGATCAAGGCATTCTGGGCTAAGATGAAAAGAAAGTTTAAGCAGTAAAGTTGGCGAGTAGCAGGAAGGTCCTGCGTCCGGCTGTTAACCGGAAGAAGTAGTTTCGATTACTACCTCGCCAGCCATTCAAATGCCCCATTCCAGACGCCTGTAGATTGCAGGTGATCAATGCTTCCATTCCTAAAAGATAAAAAAGAAGGCGGCATGGCTTTGAAGCCAGAGCTGGATAAAGTCGAGCGCAAGCCCGATGAAGAAGATGAGAAAGACGATGATGTCGTTGATTCTCTCGAAGGTGCAATGCAGGAGCTTCATTCTGCTTTAAATGCAAAAGATTACAGTGGTGCAGCATCTATCTTTAGGTCTGCATTCGAACTCATGGATTCTGAACCACATGAAGAAGGTGAGCATATTTAATGGCTACAAATGAAACGCTACAATTAGCGACTAACTACGTTCAAACAGGGCTTGGGACTTTGACTTATACTGTTCCGGCAACGATTCCACCGAATGGAATTGCTACATCCAACATTCCGTTTCAGGTTCGCTGCCAAGTGAGCTTTCCTCACCAAACATCAGAAGGGGCTGGAGCTGGTTCAGGTGCTGATCTAGGCTTTGGCGTGACTGGAACATCTCCTGCTTATCTGCCGAGTTATCAAACGACTGGCGCTCAACAAGGATTGGGTAATGGTGCGCTTGGATTAGGATTCAGCGACACTGTTCCGAGTGGTGCGTTTGGTGGTTTTGATGGTGGTGGTTCTGGAGGTGGAGCATCGGGTGCCGTTAATGATAACGCGTCGGGAAGCGGAAGTGGTTACGGAGCAGGCGCTGGCGGCGGAACTCTTGCGGAGTTTTCTCAAGGCGGCGGCGGCCTCGGAGATGGATCGACTGGACAAGGATTCGGAGCATCAAGCTCAGGGTATAATCAACCCCCTGCCTACACAAATACTCCAACATCGTTTGCTGGAATACTTTCGACGCTATCTATCGTTGTGAATCAAAATGGAACTCCTGTTTACACGATGCCGGCCGTTGCGGGCCGAATGGAGACTGCGCAGTTTTATACTAATCTTCTCTGTAATTCGGGCGACTCGATTACGATCGTATTTTCGAGTTCGCTCGCAGCAGATAATGCGCTGAACGTAATCAAAGCTAACGTAAGCATTGAGGTGGGTGAACAATGAGCATTCCAACTTATCCAGTGAATGGTGCGAATGTTTACAGTCAGAACTTTGCCATCTCAGGCCTTGAGACTCTGACGATCGTCATGCCTTTGGCTATTAACTGTGTTTTGAAAGGCAAGATTAAGCTTCCAAGATTGTCGCAAACCGATCCTACTGATCCGAACTATCTCAGTTATCCTTCGGCTGTGGTCGCAACGATTAAACAAAATGGAACCACGATCTTCACAAGCACCGCAGGATCGGATGGGTTTTACGTTCCGATTAGTGCTGCGGCTCAAGATACATTCACGGTAGCGCTTAGCTCAGCCGCTGCAGAAGATAACGTTTTAAACGCGGTTTCGGCCGTAGTTTCCCTGGGGTAAATCATGCCATTGGTCAAAGGTCGATCTGATAAAGCGTTCGAACACAACATCAAGGCTGAGATTGGTGCAGGAAAGCCACAGAAGCAGGCGCTGGCAATTGCTTATGCAACCAAGCGTAAGGCCCAGCATCATGCACATGGCGGTCATGTAGAACATTGTGCTCACGGTGGCCCCGAACACTGTATGGAAGGCTGTTATGCCGACGGCGGAGACACTGAGGCTGATTCAGGTCCGGTCCTTGACCCAGAAAAGGTTAAGCAATTTACTCAGGGATTTAATAGCGGAGATGTATCGGTCTCTGATGCGATATCAAACGCGAAGAAAGCGCTTGGGTTCGCGAAAGGTGGAGAAATGAAGTCTAAACGTGAACGGGCAATGGAAGCGTTTCATCGGATGGCTGAAGGTGGTTACATCGGCTCTTATCAGTCCAAAGATAAGCCTGAGATCGATGGCGACTTGATGCCAGAAGCGCATCTCGAGCAGGAACTAGCCGAACATGTTGCACACATGGATGCCCCAGATTCTCATGTTGAACACGCTGTGATGAATCAGATGGGCGCTGAAGATGAAGGCGCTGGCGATATGGATATGATTCATCCAATGGTCATGAAGATCATGATGGGCCGAGCTAAGGGTTATTCTAAAGGCGGGATGGTCGCCAATGAAGATCAAGGCGAATCAGCAAGTGTTCCTGATGAGATGGCTAAAGATAAGCCCAATGAGTTTGATGATCTAGCCTTGAGAGATGATCTTGAGTTTGATTCCAGCGGCGCCAATGAGGGCGATGAACATGGCGATGCGGCAGAAGACCATGACCGCGCTGACATTATCGCTCGAGTTCTTAAGTCCAGAGCCAAGCGAGACAAGATGGCCGTTGCTGGCGAAGGTAAGAGCTACGGCAAAGGGAAGTAATCCCGATGATTCAGAATCTTAAGGATCTTGAAAAGCTCCTGAAACTATTGCGCAAACAGGGCGTAATTGATTTCAAACATGGAGAGATTGCCCTCAAGCTTGGTGACTTGCCTATCGAGCGCCAAGCCGTTGTTGAGGATGAAATCTCTGAAGATCCCTACGCTAACTTTCCAACCGGAATGCTGACTGAAGCTCAAGCGATGCACTATGCGATGGGCGGAGTTCCTGAGAATGATCCCGAGCTTGTAGGTAAACAATGAAGATCAGCAAGCCCTATAAGCCTAAAGAAAACGCAGTTCAAAAGAAGATCATGAAAACTAAGTCTAACTCTGAGTTAGACGGGGCTTCGATTTTAGCTGAGTGGTGGAAGGCTGACGATGAGATTAAGCTTGCTCAAGAACTTTGCGGGACTGCTGCCTATTTAAAAACCAACCAAACTTATCGTATTCGTCAGCGCGCTGTTGACATTCGGATGTATTGCGGACTTTCTGTTTATTCTTATGCTGGTTCTAATGTCAGCAAGATGGATAGGACTAAAACCCTTCCAGATGATCGGCCTACCTTTAATCTTATTCAAGCTTGCACAGACACTCTTGTTTCTCGTCTTTCTCAGAATCGTCCTGAGCCCAAGTTCTTAACTGACGGCGGAGATTACAAGCAACGTCACCTTGCCCAAAGACTCAACCAATTCATCATGGGCGAGTTCTATCAGACCAAGTATTACGATAAGGCCGTCCAGATGCTTAGGGATTGCCTTGTAATGGGCACGGGCTGTCTTAAGGTCTATGAGGGTCACGACAATAAGGTTGCTGTTGACCGAGTCATGATTACTGATCTATACGTGGATGAAAATGACGCGATTAATGGTGAGCCCCAAAGCCTTATCCAAGTTAAGCTTATGGATCGTGATAAGCTCATTGCTAATAGCGATAAAGCTGCTCAACTTATTATTGCTGCTGCTCCTAACTCCGTGCCTGATCAATCTCCTGATTCTGGAAGGACTACTTCGGATCAGGTCATGGTTGTTGAAGGATGGAAGCTACCCAGTGGGCCAGACCCAGAGGCGCCTGGGTATGTTCCCGGACGGCATACTCTGGCTTTGCAATCTGGGATAATTTACGACGAACCATGGAATAAACCTAAATTCCCGTTCGTGTTCATGAACTATTCGGATCCTTTCTTGGGATTCTTTGGCCAAGGCTTGGCGACTCAGCTCTTTGGCACGCAGATGGGCTTAAATCGTATTCTTTATACGATCGCTCGAGCTATTACTCTTGTTGGTGTTCCCCGTATCTTCATTGAACAAAATTCCAAGGTTGTTAAGGCTCATCAAAACAATGAAGTGGGCGTGATCATTACTTATTCAGGCACCAAGCCAAGCTATGAGGTTGCTCCTTGTAATGCTCCAGAGCTTTATGCTGAGCGCGATAAGCTGATTCAGTATGGCTTTCAACAAACTGGCGTGTCTGCAATGCAGGCGACCTCTCAAAAGCCAGAAGGCCTTAACTCGGGCGCTGCCATTCGCTCTTACGACGATATTGCCACAGACCGCTTCGCCGCTATCTCGAAGAAATACGACAATATCTTCGTAGACGGGGCTTATCTGATCGCCGAAACCGCTAAAGATATCGCAGAGCGCGAAGGTAAGTATCAGACGGTTTATCCTAATAAAGACGGAACTAAAGAGATTGATCTGCCTGCAATGAAGTTTCTGAAGGATCCTTTCGTTATCCAATGCTTTACCGAAAGCGCGCTTCCACGTACTCCTGCCGGCCGTATTCAGACGGTTACTGAGCTTGTCCAGGCGGGTATTCTTACAATTAAAGAAGGTGCACGTTTGATGCGCTTTCCGGATCTTGAACAGAATGAACGCTTGGACAACGCGTCTGAAGAGCGGATCTATCAACAACTTGATTCAATCGTTGAGGACGGAAAATACATTGAGCCCGATGTGTTCTTAGATTTGAACTTGGCTCAACAAATCGTTGTCAAATACCTGAATCTGTATTTAGCTTGTAAGCTTGAAGAGACTAAAGCCGATATGCTGCGTGATTACTTCAAGCAAGTGCAGGCATTAATGCAAGCCGCAATGCCCCCCGCTCCTGCTCCCGTTCCACAAGCGACAGCCCAACCTCTTCCACAATCCCCTTTAGTACCAAACGCGGTCGGTCAACCAGCCGCTTAACGTCTCAGAAGTTACTGAGAAAGGAAATGTATGAAGATCAGCGCAATGCCTGCGGGTGCGGGCGGAAATCCAGGAACAGATTTAGGTAATGTCAATGTAGGCGCAACAGCCGATGCCGGAAAATTAGCTGCGGCCAAAGCGATTGCTGCCGGACAAGAGCCAGAAAGAGAAGAAAAGCAGGATCCTATTGAGCGCGCTAGAGGTGTGCGCAAGATCGTAATGAAAACCAATTACTCAACTAATCGTGATGACGCTTTAGTCGCTCCTGAGGCGCCGGTTGAGGTGGCTCCAGAACCCGCTAGCACCACTACTGACGCTGGTGGACAACCTAATGTAGCTGCGGAGTCAACCCAGTACATTACTCCAGAACGCGCCGCCATTGCGAAACAAAGGCGGGCCCTCCAAGTTAAAGAGAGGGAATTGGCAGAACGTGAAGCCAAGATTGCTCAACCTCCGGAAGGTGAGTACATCTCCAAGGCAGATCTTTTGGCTAATCCACTGAAGATTTTTGACGCTGGTCTAACTTATGACCAACTCACTGAAGCAATTCTCGCGAATCAAGGCGGAGTAACCCCTGAAATCAAAGCATTGAGAGATGAACTCAAGGCCCTTAAAGAAGGCGTTGACCAAAAGTTCGTTACTCAAGAGCAAGTTCAGGAAGAATCCGCATTGAACCAAATCGCTGATGATATGGAATCTCTCGCAAAGAGTTCCGATCAATATGAAATGTTTCTTGGGAGAAACGGTCTACAGCAAGCGCTCAACAAGATCTATTCTCACTATAAGAAAACAGGACAAGTCCTGGACAATAAAGTGGTGATGGATCAAGTTGAAAACAAGCTGTTAGATGAGGCCATTAAGCTAGCTAAGTTCAAAAAGGTTATGAGCAAACTTGCTCCCGAGCCCGTCCAAGCTCAGCCACAGTCACAAGGCAAACAAATGAAAACACTAACCAACCGTGATGGCGCTGCAATGCCTCTGGACCGAAGGGCCCGAGCTGTTGCCGCTATGAACGGAACACTGAGGAAGTAGCTTAACCGCGCTTCCTCTTAACAAAGGAAGCAAAAATGGCTGTTTCTCCAGTCTATGCAAACTCTTCCAACCAGATTGCTGCGTTGAAAGAGCTTTACACGGACGATAAAGACTACATGAAGAATATTGTTTACGCAAAGAACCCTAACTGCGCCAGGGGTTCTCAAGCCGCCTAAATTGTGGCTGGCGATGATTCCAAAAAATGAATCGCCGGACGGCTTCGCTGGTAGGAGTATTTGCCAGCGTTAAATCGGGTAAAATCGGTGAACCCTGAGATGGGAATACCGAGGTAAATTAGGGAGTTAACAGGCCTTAATCACCGTAACGCGTAGTGGATGAAACTAGCACATTGTGTTAGAATATAAGCCACCAAGAGTGCCCGACACTCTGTAGTTTGGAGTGAAAATGTACGCTGAACTTGAACAAAAAGCACTGAATGTAATCCAGGAATTGGTTACTTCAAGCATTCGATAGACAGGCTTGAAATGGCAATTCGTTATCTCAAGAAGTTCAAGAACTAGGGGATAAAAAGCCTCTAGGGTAACAAAAAGATCGGACATCAAACGATCTTCTGAAATATATCCCGGTTCCTCTCGAGTACTCGAATCCTGCTGGCCGTGCGCACGTATTTGCGAACGCACAAAATCAGCAAACCGCAACGAGCGTTGTTTCGTACTTCGTTTATGCGATTCAGGATTATCAACTCGTTACCATCACCAACTTGTTGATGGAGCAAACGAAAACCAATGCAGGTGCATTTGTCGATGAAGCAAGCCGCACCCTGGACAATGGTTTCCGTAACCTCTCCAACAACATGGCGTTTGAGATTTTCTCTGGCGGGACTGCATCTCGCGGCGTGATCAGCTCGGCTGGTGTGAGCTATTCTGCTCCGACTCTGACCTTCACCTTGGCTAACAGCCAGGCTGTGGTTCAGTTCGAAGTTGGAATGGTTCTGCAAGCTTCGGCTACCGACGGTGGCGCTGCACTTCAGAACACTCCTGGTACCATTGATGCGATCCAGATTACTGCGGTTAACCGTGGTACTGGCGTCATCTCTGGAACGGTTGTTCAAGGTGCACCGCAAACCTCTTGGGGTGCTGGCGACTATCTCCAAGTCCTTGGTGATATCGGTATCGGTGGTGCTTCGACCATTGCAGGCCTCTTGGGCTTGTCTGGCTTGGCTGCATGGATTCCGGTTGTGGATCCGCCGGCTAACGATAACTTCTGGGGAGTTAACCGCTCTGCAGACGTGACCCGTTTGGGCGGTCTCCGTTACAATGCACAAGCTCAGTCTATCGCTGAAGGATTGACTTCTGCTCTTGCATTGGCTAAC